CTCCTACATCGAATAATTTCTTGCCATTGTGAATTATATGAGATCGCAGGCCAGCCGGTGCTAATTACTACAGGATTGATGATATGTGTCCAAGTGCTCCATCTGCTTCAGTAAGCACAGAGAAAAAATCGATATCGCCTTAACCCAGGGCGAATCAGAACGAAGCATCGCGAAGCGTTTTAAGGTCGGTGCTTCGGCAATACATCGGCATAAAGCAGACGGACATATTTGTCAGGCAATTGAAGCCGCTGCAATCGAAAAGCAGGCAGAAATTGGCATCAATATTGCTAGCAGCGCTAAAGAGATCTATGATATCTGCCTCCGGGCAGCAAAGAAGGCCGAAACACACGACCTCCGAGCACTCGGGTCTTGCATCGCCCCGGCGGTGAAAGTCTTGGAGATCCTATCTAAGGGCAATCCAGATAAGCCGGATGGCGAAAAGAAAGATAGCGGCTTTATGGCAGGATATATGAACCGGGCGAGTAAAGTCTATGCAGAAACAGAAAGCCCGCCGCCTCAATAAACCGGCATTCTCTTGGATGCCTCCAAGCCCCAAACAAGAGCAGATCCTCTATTGGTGGACTCCGTCAAGCCCTTTCAAAGACCTGGCATATTTCCAGGCGGAAGGATCTGTACGGTGCGGCAAAACCGTCCTGGCGGATTTCAGCTTCGTGAACTGGGCATCATATACCTACGATCAAGAGGAATTTGCGCTCTGCTCCAAAACCATCGGAACGGCGATAAGAAATCAAGTTCGCCCGCTTATGAAAGTGCTTTCTGTGGAGCCATCTTATCAAGTACAATTCAGGCGGGGCAGGGAAGAAGGCTCACATCTAACAATTTATAACTCTGACACTGATCACGAAAACGTGTTCTGGATTTATGGCGGAAAAGATGAAGCTAGCCAAGATCTGATTCAGGGCAAAACCCTGGCTGGAATCCTCTTCGATGAGCCGCCACTGATGCCCCAGAGCTTCATTAACCAGGGTCTTGCCCGCCTTTCAGTGGAAGGCGCTAAGGCGTGGTTCCTTAATAATCCAGAAAATCCTAATCATCCTCTGTATATTGAAACTACCGATCCACTAACCAAAGACGGCAAGCTCTATTTCCTTCATTTAGTGATGGATGATAACCCATCGCTTTCTGAAGAAGCCAAGAACAGGATAAAGTCTCAGTGGCCTATCGGATCTGTCTATCATAAGCGATATGTGCTCGGATTGCGGGCGGCTGCCGAGGGCAGGGTCTTTCCCTTCTTTGACGAAGACCCCGCGGCTGGCTATGTGGTCAACAGTCTGCCCGATCATTTCACCATGTACCTGGCCGGGATCGACTATGGCATAAGCAACCCCTTTGTGGCCCAACTATGGGGTCTCTCGGGCGGCGTCTGGTACTGCATCAAGGACTTTGAATGGGATTCTCTAAAGAGACAAAAGCAAAAGACAAACCCTGAGTACATCGAGGACCTGGCGCGGCTCTGCTATGTGGGAGATCGCCGGATCGCACCGGACCAGGTGTTAATTCCGCCCGAAGAGCCCGGATTCCAGCGGGAATTAATCCAGTGTGCTTATCCTGAATTGCATAGGGCGAGGGATGCAGATAACGCAATCCTGCCGGGCATTGAGGACTTGACAACCCTTCTCTCATTAGGCAAGTTCAAGATCTTCCATAAGTGCGAATCAACTATTTATGGGCTCTCTAATCTTCTATGGGATGAGAAAAAGCAGAAGCAAGGCATTGATATGTTCCTTAAGGGCGGCTCTGGTGCACCGGACCACGCGGCTGACTGCTCTCGATATATCGGACGGCGGGCGAAACACGTCTTGGCAAGGATGGGACTGATTTGATCTGCATAATTTGCGGTGAAAGGATCGGCTCCGAGTTTCCGATCCCTGTTGCGGAGATCCGGTTCACCCCCATTGTTCCCACGGTCCCCGGTCTTACCACCGCCAAGCTCGGGCTCACAGTGCTTCAAGACAGGCTATGTTGTCAAGACTGCTATGAGAAGATTCAACAGAACGATTTCAAAGCCATTAAGGAAGCCGGGCAAATTCCAAGGACTTAAATCATGCTCACTAATACCGATTGGATAGCAGAAGGCAAGCCCTGGCCGCCGGAGGATGCTGATGAAAAGGCCAGGCTGGAAGAGCACGCCCGTAACAGGCAGGTCTATGCGGGCTTGCATGATGTGGTCATGCCTCGCTATGCTGCTTACCTATCCGATCAAGCAAAGGACAGCCGCAAGCAGCCCATTATCCTGGATTGGCCCGCCTTGGCCACAGGCAGCTACATCAGCCTTCTCCTCGGAGAAGAGCCCGAAGTCATAGCCGGGGATCGCAAAGACCTGCCCGAGCGCTCGGATGAGCAGGTCTTCATTGATGTCTCCAGGTACGGCCTCGGGATCTATGAGGTCTCAGATTCTGGTATCCAGGCATTGAGTCCAGAGAACTGTTATCTGATCACCACGCCGGGCAATATCCAGCGCTATCAGGCTATCGTCTTCTTTGCCGCCTGGAAAGAGACAACGGAGAAGGCAGGCCAAAAAGAAGTCCATGAGTATGTCAAGTTCACGATTCACTCTAAATCCAAAATTCAGCATGTCGTCTATGAGATCAAGGACGGCAAGCTGGCCGGGCCATTGGAGCTCGGAGACTTCCCCGCCTATGCAGGCTTGGATACCGCTGCCGATGGCAGCCAGGAGCCTCCAGTTGATGATATGCTGGTTGTGGTGGTGCAAAATAAGCTCACCTCCGAGCGCTACTATGGCCAGTCGGATTACAGCCCCGCCGTGCTCACCCTAACGGAGCACCTGGAGAGGCTCTTTGCTCAGAGGGCCGAAGTTCTGGCAAAGTTCACCTCTCCGACTCCGGTCGTGCCTGAGAGCGCGGCGGTATTTGACCACGCAAAGCAGGAATGGGTATTCAAGCCCGGAAATGCGATCATCACCCAACCTGGAGACACCCAACCTGCCCTGATGGTATGGCAGGCAGAACTAGGGGCAGTTGACCGGGCTATTGAACAGGCCATGGATCAGCTTTTGCAGATGCTCCAGCTTTCCCGTGTCCTCCTGGCGGGGCAGGGGCAAGGCACCGCAGAGAGCGGCACTGCCCTCCGAATTCGGCTTATTCCCACGCTGGCGAAAGTCAGCCGATATGCAAGGGCAGCAGAGAGGTCTATCCCCAAAATACTGAATCTATGGAGCCAGCTTCACCCCCCTGCAATTCCTATTGAATCAATCACGGTCAACATGCAGGATGGCATACCCGAGGACCCTGTGGAGATCGCCCAGGTGGCGCAATTCTGGGACGCCATGGGGGCCATAAGCCTAGAGAGGAAGCTGGAACTGCAGGGCCTCAAGGAAGGTTCGGAAGCATTCACCAAAGAGCTGGAGCGGCTCAAAGCGGCCCAGCCCCCCACACCGGAGGCTCCGAGGATCGCACTGCCAGCATTAGGAGCTGAGAATGCCACCGAAGAGACTGAGTGAGGCCCAAGCAGAACGCCTCATCCGGCTCTACGACGCGGCGGAAAAGGAAATCCTGGCTGAAATCAATAGACTCCTTCTGAAAGATCCGGCCTCAGAGTCTTATTCCCTGGCCTGGCAGAAGACGCTTCTCCAGCGCGTCCAGCAGATCCGGGCCGATCTTCTGAAGGGCTCCCGAACCTGGTGCACTGAGGCGATCCCGGACAGCTACATGAAGGGCATGGACTGGGCAGATCAGGATCCACTCATGGGCGGCAAGGCCATTCCCGGCTTTGGGTCGATCCACCAGCAAGCGGCGCAAGTGCTGGCCGAAAATACCTATTCCAGGCTGCGAGATGTCGACCAGGTAGTAGGCCGCAAGGCAGACGATCTCGCCCGGGCGATCTCCCTGGAAGCCAGTAAGGGAAGTGTGCTCGGCTACCAGACCACAAAGCAGGCCGCGAAGCGTATCCGCCAGGATCTGGCTGATCACGGTATTACTGGCTTTGTCGATAAGGCGGGCCATCAATGGGATCTGGGCCGCTATGCCAAAGTTCTGGCGCAGGAGACCACCAACGGGGCCTTTAGGCAAGGCACAATCAACCGCTTCCAGGAACATGGCCACGATCTGGTGAGGATCTCCACCCATTCAGGGAGCTGCACCAGGTGCATTCCCTGGCAAGGCCGGACCCTGAGTCTATCCGGCAATGATCCTGATTATCCCTCCCTGGCTGAAGCCCAGGGCGCGGGGCTGCTCCATGTGGGCTGTCTCCATGTGCTCAGCTTAGCGCCGGAGGAGAAGGACAGGTACATTGCGGGGCTGGCCGAACGGGCCGCTGCAATCCGAAACGCATAATCATCTTTTTCGATAATAGTCTAAAATACCGCACCGATGCGGGTAATTCATCGGGTGATTACAATGTCAGAAGATGATTCCACTCAAACCGGCGAGACCGGGGCTGCCTCTAAACAGGAGCAGCAGACCACAGAAACGCCTAAAGAGAAGACCTTCTCCCAGGAGCAGCTTAATGCTGCTATCAAAGCTGAAAAAAAGGAATGGCAGGCTCGGATGAGAGAGCTTGAAGCAAAGGCGTCTCAGTGGGACAAATTGCAGGAAGACAGTAAGTCCGAGATGGAAAAGCTTACGGGCGAGCTTGGAAAACACAAAACCGAAGCCGAGCAGGCCCGTCTTGAGGCCGCCAAACTCCGAGCCCTCATGAAGGCAGGCGTTCCAGCCGATAAGGTCGATGCCCTCCTGAAGAGGGTGGTAGGCAGCACGCCGGAAGAAATCGAGGCGGACGTGGCAGAGCTGGCTGAGCTCGGGCTCCTGGCAGCCAAGACATCACAGGCCGCCCAGGGGGCGGGAAACAATGGGGTGCCGGGGACGCCGCAAAAGAAGACCTGGAAGAAGTCGGAGATCCAGGCAGTGCTCCAAGATCCGACAAAGGTAGACTCCAAGACTCTGGACGACATCAATCTCGCTCAGAGAGAGGGGCGAGTAGATTACAATTCGTGAGGTAGTATATGATTTCCAATTTCATCCCCGAGCTGTGGGCGGCTAATCTGCTGCTCCAGGCCCGGAAGAATCTGGTCTATGGTCAGCCTGGCGTAATCAACAGAGATTACCAGGGCATCATAGGCCAGAAGGGCGATGTCCTGCATATCACAGGGCTTGGCTCCGTAACGATCAGCGACTATACAAAGGGCACCGATATGGCCGCTCCTCAGCAGCTCACCGACGCCGATACCGAGCTGCGGATTACTCAGCAGAAGAGCTTCGCCTTTGCCGTTGAGGATCTCGACAAGGCCCAGGCCGCTGGCAACTTTGAGGCGGACGCAAGGGATGAGGCTGGATATGCTCTGGCCGATACTCGAGATCAGTACATCGCATCTCTCTACACCGACGCCAGCGCCAGCAACCTCAATGGCTCCGATGCCAGCGCCATTGTGCCTGATGCAGTCCAGGATGGCGGCAGCAACAATATCTTCAACGTCATAGAGGATTGTGCCACACTCTTGTCCGATTCGAAGGTCCCTAAGGCAGGCCGATTCATGATCATTCCCCCCTGGGTGTCTGCAATGATCTCAAAAGACCTGAAGCTTGCCGGGGCTGCTGCGGGCCAGATCGCAGGCGGGGCGATTCTGAATGGCTTTGTCACAAGAATTGCAGGATTCGACATCTTGGAAAGCCAGAACGTGCCTAACACTGCTGGCGCTAAGTACAAGATTCTCTTCGGCACCAATCGTGCCATAACCTTCGCAGACCAGATTGTGAAGGTCGAGGCCATCCGAGACCCGGATCAGTTCCGAGATATTGTAAGAGGTCTGGATGTGTATGGGGCTAAGGTTGTGAGGCCGGATTTCCTCGGTGTCATGACTATGAGCAAAACCTGAGGTGACTGAGATGAAGAAATTCTTCTTAATCCTTTTCATGTCCATGCTCCTCCTTATGGGCATGGCCGGGGCAACCTACACTGCTATCTCTGCCGTATCCAGCCTGGATAGCCAAAACGATTATGCCCGCGCTCCGTCTGCCTGGAGTT